TCGGCGGTGATCTCCAGGCGTCGAACGTCACAGAGCCGACGGGGCAGGCGTGGGGCTGGGCGGAGTCGCTTGCGGCCGCAGGGCTGGCGGTTGTGTCGCCCGCGATGTAATGACGCTCTTCACCTTAGAGACGGCTATACCGGATACGGTATGACGCTCTTGCACCAGTGTCGCGTCGGCACGGTATTTCCGGCGGACTGGCTGGCAGCCACTAATCGAAAAATAGGATGCCGTTACGAAACCGCTGCCCAAAGCAAAACGGGCATAGGTTTCTGTCGGAATGGCATTGCGCGGCGTGACCGCTGCGATAGAATGTTCTTCGATTCGCAGGCTAGGAATACACCGCCGGTATATCCGTGCAAGCAATTCTGAAGTTCAACCTGAGCGACCCCGACGATGAGCGAGCCCACCGCTACGCCCTCGCGGGGCGGGACGCGCTCATCGCCCTAGAGCAGATCGATGAGCATTGCAGGGGGCGGATCAAGCACGGCCAGCCGACGACCGACGAGGTTCACGCCTTGGAGTACGTCAGGGCGATGATTCCGCACGACATCGTAAACCTGTTGCACTGATGGGCGATAATCCCGCTCAGGACAGCCCGACGCAAAACACGGCGATTGTCCCGAGCGGGTAATCGACAATATGATTCGGCACTACACGCCGCAGAGAGAGACGCGATGGACGATGCGCATAGGATCGCCAGCCTTCAGGCCGCGCTGGAGGAGCAGGCAGGCAGGGCAGCGTGGCACTACGAATTGTTGACACAGTGCGAGAATCGCGTGATCCAGCGAGACGCTGAGATCGCCCGCCTGCGGCTCACAGAGGCGGAGCGGGAGGCGATTGCGAGTGCTATTGAGTGGTGCGAGGACATCACCTACGGCGGGCCAAATGATGAAGAGGCAGCGGCTACGCTGCGGGCGTTGCTAAAACGAACGACGCTCTAGAAATCAGAGAGAGACGCGATGGACAGCAACTGCGAGCCTTTTCCCGGCAAGACGATCCGCGATTGGGTGCTTGGGATAGGCGAGTTTTCCGAAGAGAACCTGCGCAAGTCGCGGCAAGAAGCGGCTGATCGGATGGCCGAAAAAGTCATTGCGGCCATGCAGAAGCGTGTGGCGGAGGCTTTTTTGCAAGTCACAAATCATGACGCCGAGCCAGCGGCGACAGCGGAGCCTTCCTGCAAGAGTGATGCACAGCATCCGTCTGCCGCCACGTTGCGGCAGCCTGCGGACGAAGGACAAGGCACTGGCAACACACCGAAGCCGGTTGCATGGGCGGTGTTTGTAGACCCGCTGGAGCCGACCTTGTGCAGCAATGAAGTGGACGCGAAGGCACTTGCCTGCCGACACGCCTGCGAACTGGAGCCGCTCTACGAAAGGCCGCATCCCGGCCTCACCGGAGCGGAGGTGGCAGCGATTGCCTATGCAGAACTGACGCTACGGTGCGAAACGCACCCTGTTTGCGAGCGACACACTGACACGCTGCGTGCATTGCTCAACCGGCTGGAATTGCGCTCTTGAGCGAAGAGAGAGACTGATGGACGCGAGTGCGTTTCTGTTTCGTCTGGCCGTTCTCCTACGGACAACGCCTGTTGCCCTGCGGCTGCGGATGACCGACGCCCAGGCTCGGCGGTGGGCGGCCTACCTGTCCTGAAGTGCGCTACAGCGGCGATGTCGTGCCGCGCCGTACTGCAAGGGGAAGCCCGCCCATGCCTAGCCTAGAAGCACAGGAGACTCCGCATGTCCACGAGCCGAATCAGCCGACTGAACCGCGATATTGACATCACCCTGCATACGGCCACTGCATTGGCCACCACGCTCGATATGCGTGACATTGCCGGGGCTGTGCTAACCATTGGCACGATCTCGACCAACGCCAGCACGCTCCAGATGTGGGCGGGCACTTCGCCTACCGGCACGTTCCGCCGGCTGTACAAGTCGGACGGCTCGGCCGCTGATCTGACCATGGCCCCCTCAAGCACGGACGGCCGGGCCTACGCGTTGCCTGATGAAGTGTTCGGCACCGAATATCTGAAGATCGTGTCGAGCACGACGAACAGCACGGGCACCACAGGCGTGGTGATGTTCAAGAGCTGAGGCGTATGCCCACTCGGATACCAAGCCACAGGCCGCTGCGGTTGCGCACTGCCGCCGGGCCAAAGCAAGACGACTCGGCCAGGCCCAGCGCTGCGGCCCGAGGCTACTGCAGCAAAGCCCACAAGCTGTGGCGTCAAGCGGTGCTGACCAAGTGCGACTGGCAATGCGTGGATTGCGGGCGAGTTGCTACAAATCTTCACGCTGACCACGTCGTGCCGATCACTCAAGGCGGCGATAGGTATGACGTTGCCAATGGTGCGGCACGTTGCCACGCATGTCACAACCGCAAGACGGCACGCGAGCGCGTGCGAAACGGAAAGTGATCGCCACACCCACCGAGGGTGGGTGCCGCCTCTAGGCCTGCCATTGAGCAATACCCGCCGTCCAACAGCTATACGCGCGGCCGCGAAATCCCGCAGCGTTTTTGAGGTTCTGCAATGACCAGTGGCCGAAAACCAAAGACCGCAGCACAAAAGCTGATGGACGGCAACCCCGGAAAGCGGAAGATCCGCCCCGACCTGCCCGCTCCGCCCGGCGCGCCGCCGATGCCGAAGCGTCTGATGGTCGAGCCGCTGGCGGTTGAGAAGTGGACCGAGCTCGTGCCGATCCTGATGCAACTGGGCACGCTGACCACGGCCGATGGCGAGGCCCTTGCCACTTTGTGCGAGGTGTACGCTGCCACGCAGGCGTGCCTGTTGGAGTTGCGGGCGACCGGCCCGGTGATGAGGACCGACCTGGGCGGTGTGAAACCCAACCCGGCAGGCCCGCTATATCGTGGATTAGTGAGCCTTCAGGCTTCGCTAATGGGCGAGTTTGGATTGACGCCGACATCAAGGGCACGCCTAGGTGGCAAAGAAGAAAAGCCCAGCGACGAAGTCGAAGACTTCTTCCGCGTCCACGGCGCGTGAGCTGACGCCCGAGGGCCAGGCGAAGTACGAGCGCGTCGTGGCCTTCTTCGAGAAGGTGCTGCGGCACAGCAAAGGCCAGAACGCCGGCAAGCCGTTCACGCTGTTGCCGTGGCAGCATCATGTGCTGCGTGAGCTCTTCGGCCGGCTGAACCCTGACGGCACGCGGCAGCATCGTGTTGGGTACATTGAGCTGCCGAAGAAGCAAGGCAAGAGCACCACACTTGCCGGCATCGCCCTCTATCTGACGGCCTTCGACTCTGAGCCTGGTGCTGAGTGCTATTCGGCGGCTGCGGATCGTGAGCAGGCAGGCATCATCTACCGCGAGGCCGCGTCAATGGTGCGGGCTTCGCCTGCGTTGTCTCGCCACCTCGAGGTGATCGACAGCCGCAAGACCATCGTGCATAAGGCGAGCAATTCGTTTTACCGGGTTCTCTCGGCTGATGCGTTCCGGGCCGAGGGCCTCAACATCCACGCCCTGCTCTTTGATGAACTCCATGCACAAAGAGACCGCCGCCTCTGGGCTTTCGCCCCTGGCCGAGAGGCTGGGGGCGAAGGCCCGGCACAACAAGAGATGCACTCAGGTACGGCGGGGCGGCTCGGAGATCACCAATGCTGTTATCGATCACCACGGCGGGCTTCGACCGCAAGAGCATCTGTTGGGAGCAGCACCAGTACGCAGAGCGTTGCATAGCCGATCCGGCAGTGGACCCGGCCTTCTTCGGCTGCATCTATGCCGCCTCGCCGGAAGACGATTGGAAAGACCCAAAGACGTGGCACAAGGCGAACCCGTCGCTAGGCCAGACGATCACCGAGGAGTCTTTCGCTGCCGACGCCCGCGAAGCGGATCAGTCGCCCAGCAAGCTGAACGCCTTTTTGCGATACAGGCTCAATGTCTGGACCACTCAGGACACGCGGTGGATTGCCCCAGACGCATGGGCCAAGTGCGGCAACCCGATCGACTCTGACCTAGAGAAGCGGGAGTGGTTTGCGGGACTCGATTTGGCCAGCACCACGGACCTGTCGGCGCTGGTGCTCGTGAGCCAGTCCAGCGACGGCACCTTCGACGTGCTGCCGTTCTTCTGGGTGCCAGAGGTACACGCAGCCGAGCGGACGCTGCGGGACAAAGTGGACTACGTCGGCTGGATTCGTGACGGCTTTATCCGTGCCACGGATGGAAACGTCACTGACTACGACGTAATCAGGCGAGACATCAACGAACTGGCCAAGCAATACAACATCCGGCAGATCGGAATCGACCGCTGGAACGCCACGCAACTGGCCACGCAACTGCAAGGCGATGGGCTAAATGTGGCAGGGTACGGGCAAGGGTTTGCCAGCATGACGAGCCCTTGCCGCCAGCTCGAGACGCTCGTGCTGTCGGAGCGGATACGGCACGCAAATCACCCGGTGCTGAGTTGGATGGCCGCCAACGTGGCGGTGCAGACCGACCACCAGGGCAACATGAAATGCAGCAAGGCTAAGAGCACCGAGCGGATCGACGGCATAGTGGCTCTCGTCATGGGCCTGGGCCTGCACGCCACAGCAACGGCACCGCCGCCAGAACAATCCTGGGACATCATGACGCTATGAGTGAAAACGCCGCCGCCGACTTCAAAATGCTCGATTTGCGTGGCATCGACTGGACCGAGTCCAGCGGCACCCGCACGCCAGCCGGCATTCGCGTCACCGCCGACAACTCGATGGCATGCTCTGCGTACACGGCCTGCATCCGCGTCATATCGGATGCAGTCTCAGCCCTGCCGCTGCACGTCTACGAGCGGATGGCCAACGGCGGCAAGGCGAAGGCTACCGCTCATCCCGTCTATCGGCTCCTGCACCAGCAACCCAACCCGTGGCAGACGGCTCAGGAGTTTAGGGATTGGATGACGGGCATGTATCTGCACTACGGTGCGTCGTACGCCGAGATCCGCCCAGGTGCCCGAGGTGCCGTCTCCGAGCTCTGGCCGCTGCACTCCAGCCGCATGGAGGCCGAGCGGCTCGAGGACGGCACGCTGCGATACAAGTACCGCGAGCCCAGCGGCAAGCAGACGATCTACAGCCAGGATCAAATCTTCGCCCTGCGGTTCACGACCGAGGACGGCATCAAGCCGATCCCAACCTACAAGCTGTTCCAGAACGTGATCGGCCTTTCGCAGGCTCTTGAGACGCACGCGGCCACGTACTTCGGTTCCGGCGCTCGGCCGGGCGTGATCCTTGAGAGCGACAACCCGATTCCGGCAGAGGCCGCCGAGCGTCTCCGTGAGCAATGGGAACGGATGCACCGTGGGCCGGATCGTGCCCATCGGACTGCCGTGCTTCCAAACGGAGTGAAGGCCCACGAGCTCAGCGGCAGCAACGAGAGTGCCCAGATGCTTGAGAGCCGGCAGTTCGCCGTGATCGAGTGCTGCCGAATCTTCAGAGTGCCGCCCCATCTGATTCAGGATCTGTCGCGGTCGAGTTTTTCAAATATCGAAACGCAGTCGGTTGAATTTCTCCAGCACTGCCTGCTGCCGCACCTGAAGCGGTGGGAGGCGGCAATCGCCCGCGACCTGATCGTTGACGACGAGAAGTATTTTGCCGAGCACGCGGTGAGTGGGATTCTTCGGGCTGATCACGCCGCACGCTCGGCCTACTACGTCTCGGCTTTGCAAAACGGCTGGATGACTGTGAACGAAATCCGCGAGCTTGAGAACCTGAACCCGATCGGGCCAGAGGGTGACAAGCATTTCGTGCAGCTGAACATGACAACGCTCGACAAGATGGGCCAAGAGCCGCCCGCACCGGAGCCGATGCCCGCGCCCGTCGCGGAAGTAGAGGATTTGCCCGAAGACGACACAGAAGACCAGGCCGAGCAGGAGGGCCAGACCAATGGAAATTGAACGCCGCTGCCTGACCGTAGACGAGGCACCAGAGTGCGAGCTGCAGATTGAGACGCGCTCCAGCGGACGCGAGGCGATCCGTGGGCTGGCGGTGCCATACAACCGGCTTTCACTTGACCTCGGTGGCTTTCGGGAGCGAATCCTGCCAGGTGCCTTCGACAAGGTGCTGAACCGCCAGCGTGGCAAGGGCGAGATCCTGAGCTACTACAACCACAACAGCGACATGCTGCTTGGCCGTGAGTCGGCTGGCACGCTCGAGATCATCGCTGACGATCGTGGCATTTCGTATGTCGTGGAGCCGCCGGATACCTCGGCGGGCCGTGACGTGCTGGCCCTGGTGCGTGCTCGCCTGCTCACTGGCAGTTCCTTTGCGTTCACCGTGAGCCAGCGCGGAGAACGCTACACGACCGACGAATCAGGCAAGGCCATCCGCGAGATCGTGGAGGCTTCGGGCCTGTACGAAGTTGGTCCGGTAAACGTGCCGGCCTACGGCAGTGCTACGACTGCGGTGGTGTCCCGGCGGTCCTATGAGGCGTGGCTGGCAGAGCAGGCTGCCGCCGTCGAGGCCAATGCGGATGCCGAGCCCGAAGTGAAGATCGCCATGCGTTCCCTGGTCCGTGACGCAGCTGCTGCGTGGGCTCTGAGGTTGCGACGTGTCTGAAGCACGCTGCACTTGCGGCGAGAAACTCCGGTGCCGCTCCAGCCGTCCATGTGGTGACGAGCGGCAGCGGTATTTACGTTGCCCGAGGTGCGGGGCTCGCGCGGTGGCGTTTGTGAAAACAACACTTTCCGAAGTGCGGTTCTGCAAGGTTCCCCGCACGTAGTGGCACTATTGACTCCATCGGCAATACCGCCGGCGGAGATCACATACGTGGACAACCTCAAGAAGCTTCAGGACGAGGCGGCTGCCCTCGCCAACCGGATCGACGCCGTGCGTGCCGTCGAGGCCGAAGACACGACCGCTCGTGATGTCGAGCTCATCGACCTCAACAAGCGTGCCGACGAACTGACCGCCAAGATCGACTTCGAAAAGAAGGTGGTCGAGTCGGCAAAGAGCCTCCGCAGCGTCGTTGATCGCTGCACCCCGGCTCCCGAAGTGACCGAGGAGCGCAAGGCTCCCCGCATCCAGGCTGTGCCGTTCCACGGCAAGCTGAAGGCGTTCCGCTCGCATGAAGACGCTTACAAGAGCGGCATGCAGCTGAAGGCCACGCTGCTCCGTGACGCCGAGGCGAAGCGGTGGTGTGAGGATGCCGGCATCGAGGTGCGTGCCCAGGGCTCGACTGGCTCCACCACGGGCTCGGCTTTCGTGCGGGACATTCTCCTTTCCGACACGGTGCTGCGGCTCGTGACCGAGAACTCGTCGTTCGCATCGAACGCTCTGAACATCCAGATGCCGTCCGACGTGGTCCTCGTGCCGCGCCGCACGGGCGGGGCGACCGTGAACTGGCAGAACGAGAACGTGGCGATTACGGACAGCGACCCCACCAGCAACCAGGTGACGCTGACCGCCCGCAAGGCCACTGCGGCCACGCGGATCGCCAACGAGCTCCTCTCGGACGCGGTCAACCCGGCGGCCTATGCCGACTGGATCGCTTCCGAGCTGGCCCTGACGCTGACGAACGCAATCGAGAACATTGCGTACAACGGCAACTCGGCCAACGCTCCGAGCGTGGCGGGCATCCTGACGGCGAACGGCCTCCTCGCGGGCTCGGCGGCAACCTACGCCGCTTCGCTCGTGACGGCTGCCGGCGACACGCCCGACGAAGTCACCCGTGCCAACATGCTGCGGATGATGGCTCTGATGCCAAGTCATTCGAGGGCGGGTGCGAAGTGGTACTGCAGCCCGTATTTCTTCGCGGACTGCATGCAGGCCCTCGACGCCGCCCAGGGCGGTTCGGTCGGCCTGTCGCAGGGCCTTGGCCTCACGTTCATGGGATACCCTGTGGTTCTCACGGACGAAATGCCGAGCTCTGGCGATCAGACGGGCAACGTGTTCTGCCTCTTCGCCAACCTGGCCAACGCCGCGATCTTCGGCACCCGCCAGGGCATCGAGCTCGCCTCGAGCTCCGAGGTGGCATTCCTCAGCGACCAGACCGTTTTGCGTGCGACCGCCCGCGTGGCGATCTCGTGGCACACGCTGGGAACCGACACGGTTGCCGGCCCGGTCATCGGCCTCCGGGGTGCGTGAGCCTGACGGCTTGACTGATGTGCGACTCTGAGCGGGCGGCTTCCAAGCGGGGGCCGCCCGCTCTCTTTTTGGAGTCACGCATGATCGTCAAGGTAGGTTCCACTGAGTGTGACATTCGCGTGGAATGCGTCATGAGTGTTCCACGGCTCGGGTTCATGTCGAACTTCTACACGTGGGCTCAGGCGCTGATGCCGCTGGGTATCCGCCCCACGATGATGCAGGGAGCCTTCTGGTCTCAATGCCTGTCGCGTGTCTGCCAAAATTTCCTTGACAAGGCCGAGTATCTGCTGGTGGTCGATTACGACAGCGCGTTCAGCCGGGCCGATCTGGAGCAGTTATTCGCAATGGCGATGACGTTTCAGTGCGACGCCTTGGCCCCGCTCCAGACAAAGCGTGAGGACGGCCGCCCGATGCTCACGCTGCCGGGCACGCTGGAGAATCCGCCGGATGAAGGAAAGACTAAGCTGCCGATGTCGTGGTTTGCCGAACCCGTTCAGGAGGTGGACACGGCACACTTCGGATGCACCATCCTGAGCACGGCCGCCCTGAAGCGGTGCAAGCTGCCTTGGATGCAGGAACTGCCAAACAGCGACGGCACCTGGGACGAAGAGCCAAAGACTCCTGGCGACCCTAACTGGCGGCCACGGCGCGACTCTGACATAGCGTTTTGGGTCAACTGGCGAGAGAGCGGCAACCGCGTGTTTGTCACGCCACGGGTGTGTATCGGCCACGGCGAATACGTTTTCACATGGCCCGGCAAAGACTTGGGAAAGCCCGTGTATCAGCACGCCACTGAGTACTGCAACACGATGAAGAAGCCCGAAACTGCATGGAGTGTGGGGGAATGAAGAAAATCAAATTCGTACGGTCGTGGCGTGCGTACCGATCGGGCCAGGTCGCGGAGATCTCGGGCGGGCTCGCCACGCAGCTGCTCGCCCAAGGCGTGGCCGTCGAGGATCGCCAGCAACAACTGATCGAGACAGCCGCCGTTGAGCCCGAGGCGGAGACGGCAGACGCCACGCCCAAGAGGAGCAAGCGACGTGCAGTACCGAAGCCTGGCCCGTCAGACGCAGCCCGCCGTTGAGCCCGTCACGCTCGCGGAGGCGAAGAGCCATCTGCGTGTTGACACGGCCGACGATGACACATACATCACAGGGCTGATCCGTGCAGCCCGCGAGTGGTGCGAGCAGTACCTGGATCGCACGCTCGTGCATACCCAATGGGTGATGCGGTTCGACAGATTCCCACCTGACGGCACGCACGACATCGAGCTGCCACGCCCGCCGATCGTGGCCAGCGGCACGGCCACGGCGGTGGCCCTGACGTTCACGTTTGAGAACGGCACCACGTCCACCTACAGCACAGCGAGCTACCGCGTGGACCGGGCGAGCACGCCGGGGGCCGTGAAAACTCTGTACGGCCAGGCATGGCCGCCGCACCTCCAAGATGACAACGCCATCAGCGTGACGTGGTGGGGCGGGTACGGCCCGAGCGGATCGGACGTGCCGCAGTCCATCCGCCACGCCATGCTCATGCTTGTGGCCTTCTGGTACGACAACCGCAGCACTGTGCTCGTGGGCAGCATCAGCAAGCAACTAGAGTTTGCCGTGGAGTCGCTGCTGTCTTCCCAGAAGTGGGGCAGCTACAGATGATCGACGCTGGCAAGCTCCGCGAGCGGGTGACGGTTCAATCCGCCTCGGGCAGCACCAACAACCTCGGCGAAACCGTGCTCACGTGGAGCAACTTCGCCACAGTGTGGGCAAGCGTCGAGGGCGTCTCGGCACGCGAGGCCCTCGTGGCCGGGCAGCAGGACGTGAGCCTGACTCACAAGGTGAGGCTGCGGTATCTGGCAGGGCTCACCCAGAGCATGCGGTTCCGGTGGCGAAATCGCACGCTCGACATTATCAGCCTGCTCGAGCACAACAACCGCAGCGAGCACGAGGCTATCTGTACGGAGAGCCCCTGATGGCAGGCATCAGGGTTCAGGTTTCATTCGATGACGTGGGCAAGCCGCTGGAGATGCTGCGAGCCCTGCCGGATGAAGTCGCCAGCAAGATGCTGAAGGCCGCCCTAGAGAAGGCCATTCAGCCGGCGTTCACGGCGCTGGGCAACGTCACGCCCGTGGGGGCGACGAGCAACCTCTACCGGGCTCGCAATAAGAAGGTGGTCATGTACCCGCGCGACCGCACTGGCGTGGGCCTGGTGGGCTACAACCAAAGCGGCAAGGGTTCGGCGTCGAGCGCCCAAGGTGGCCGGGTGCGGGCCGGGAAAGATCGGGCCTTTCATCAGTGGTGGATCGAGAACGGCACCCGCCCACGCAAGATCGACACGCTGGCCAATAAGCCATACCAGCGGCGGAGCAAGAACGGCCTAGTGCATTGGGTGAGCGGGCAGAATGGCTATATCGCCAGTTCGTTTAACGGGCTCGGGCCGTTCTCAATCCGCAAGCAAGGCGAGAAGTTCACAACTCGGCCCGGCTACCCGAAGGCGTTCTTCGTCAAACGCAGCCAGCCGTTTGAGATACCGGCGACACCTCGCGGCGGCGTGGCACGGCAGCCCCCGGTCGAAACGGCGTGGAACCGCTCCAGGCCGCAAGTCACGAGCATCCTGCGTGAGCAGCTTTCTATGTCGCTCGAGCGTGCCCTGGAAGCCATCACGCGATTCTCTGGCAGCACCGTGTCTGGATAACTCAAAGACAAGCCCCCTCTGCGGGATAATGGCAGCATGTCGCTGAAGAGCCCGGAACAGGTCGCCCGCAATGCTCTCGTGACGAGCACGGCCGTGTCGTCTCTGGTGGGCTCCCGCATCTATCCGGTGCTGGCACCGTCCACGGCCACGCTGCCTTTTGCCGTGTACCGCCGCAGTTCAATCCAGCGGCAGCAGACGCTCGCCGGCCCGCTGGGGCTGCCGACCGTGAACATGGAAGTGCAGATATACGCCACGACCTACGAAAACGCTCGCCAAGTGGCCGACTCGTTCCGCAAAGTTCTGGATGGCTACGCCGGAAACTTGAACAATGTGGAAGTGCAGAACGCTTCGCTGGAGCAGGAGTCCGACGACTTCGTGCAGCTCACCGGAGCGGAGTTGCCGCCGGTGTACAGCGTGACGCAAAACTACGCTTTGTTCTGGGTGGAGACCTAATATGGCAAGCCTTTCGAGTGGCTCGGTGACGATCGCCGGCAGCACGGTTGCGGCCTACTCGGTCCAGTTCTCTGGATCGGGCGGCGGCGGTGGCGATGACACGATCGACGTGACCACGCTGAACGACAACGCCATCAAGACTTTCGCACGCCCGCTGCGTGCGGCTGGCGCGGCCGGTGCCACCTACTCGGTGACGGTCGAGTATTTCGGCGTCACGGTCGCAACTTCCAACAGCGTCACCGTGTCGCTGCCAGTGCTCGGCAGCCGCAGCAACTGCACTGTGTCTTCTTCGTCCACGACGTTCGGCGTCAATGACGTGATTCGCGGCTCGGCAACCATCCTCGTTCCGTAAGGTGCAGTAATGGCATCCAGCTCACAAGGCAATCGTGGCTCTTTCACTGTCGTCGGCACGAAGCTCAGCGAAATCACTCGATTCGTTGAGACGAGCAACAACATCTCGGCCACCGAAAACACGATTGACGTGAGCCACCTGGGCGTGACGAGCACAAGCGTCGTCACGATCGCGGCCCTGCCTGATCCCAACGCCACGGGCGGCGCTGTCACTGAGTACCAGATCGACTACATGGATCTCACGCTGTTCAGCGTTGGCCAAACGGCGGCGGGCCAGACGGTCACGGCCGCATCGCTGACGCTGTCCGTGAACGACGTGCCACGGGGTTCTGTCACCGTATCCATCGGGTGACGCATGGCAGTTCTGTCGCAAGGCTTCACGGTCTCGCCAAGCCCTGGTGAGGTGTACTCGGTCACGTGGCAAAAGGGCGGCGGGCTGCCAACGGATCGTTCCGGAACGTGGAGCGACAGCCTTGGCAGTTTTACGATTGAGTCATTCCAGCCAATAGGCACTGCATATGGGGCGCGAGTTACCTACAGCGTCGGCGGCTTGACAGGGTTTGCAGTATGTACGTCAGTGGGTGGCAGCGCTCAGGTGAACGATGCCATCCGGTACACCGCAACCTTCCAGATCGTGAGCTGAACACATGGCGTTGACGAAAGAGCAGATCCTGGCGGCCGATGACTTGGGCCTCCTCGAGGTGCCGGTGAAGTCGTGGGGCGGCAGCGTGTATATCCGCGTGATGAGCGTGGCCGAGCGCGATGCCTACGAAAATGAGTGGATTCGCAACCGCAAGGCGGGCATCGAAAGCGTGGACAACTTCCGCACAAAGTTCCTCCAGAAGGTGCTGTGCAACGAGATCGGCGAGCTGCTGTTTACGACCACTGCGGACGTGGACGCACTGGGCAACAAGTCTGCCAAGGTGATGAGCCTTCTGTGGCAGAAGGCCATGGAGCACAACGCCCTCAGTGAAGAGGACGTGCAAGAGCTGGGAAAAGCCTAAACGCCAGGCCGACGCGCCGATTCCTCTTCCGCCTGGCGGCACACCTCGGCATGACGGTTAAAGAGCTCGGCCGGCGCATGGACTCGCGCGAGCTCTCCGAGTGGGTGGCCATGCACCGCTTCTTCGATCCGCTGCCCGATCCTTGGCGGCAGACGGGACTGCTAGCCAGTGCCGCCCTTGCGCCATACTGTCCGAAGGGCCGCACGCCCAAGACCGAAGATTTCGTGCCGGTTGAGCGCCCGCCGCAGCACGAGACTCAGATCATTGACGCCATCGAAAAGGCCAAGGCCCGGATGGCAGAGAAAGGCATCCAGTAATGGCTACCGTCCTCGGCTTGGCGATGAAGATCACGGCGGATGCCAGTGGTCTCCAAAAAAACCTCACGCCGGTGGACCGGGCACTGCAACGGCTGGGCGAGCAGGCCAGTGCGTCGGCGGCGTTGTTCGACAAATTCCTGGGCTCAACAAGCGGGGCCTCGGCTGCACAAAGGCAATTCGCCACTGACGTAGCATTCCTGACGAGCGAGATGAAGCGCGGGCTTCGAAGCCCTCAAGAATTTGCGGCAGAATTTGAGCGTCTTCAGCAGGCTGCCAGAGCCACGGCAGATTTGTTTGCGGAAGGGCTGCGACTTACTGAACAATTTGCCACGGCCCAAGAGGGACAGGCAAAGACAACGCAACGCCTTGTCGAACTTTACGACCTTGGTGCGATCGGCCTGCAGACCCTCAACAGAGCGTCTGCCGATGCCATTGGCGTCAATCAGCAAGTCGCCAAGTCGGAGCAAGAGCGGGCGGCGTTTGCGGCAAGGGCAGCCCAGTTGCAGGAGCAGGCCCGTACGCCCATGGAGCGATACGACGCCGAGGTTCAAGAGTTGCTGGCCCACAAGAAAGCCTTCAACCTCACGGCACCGCAATTTAACGCACTTTTAGAGCAGGCCACCCAGCGTTTCATCCGTGCCGAGTCGGCAGCCAAGGGCTACGACGCCGCCGTGGATAGTGCCGGCTCGCGCGGCAACCTCGGCTTCGCTGAGCTCGCCGGCACGCTGGCCATCCTGCCCGGCCCGATCGGCAACGTGGCTGGCCGCATCTCTGGCATTACGAGCGCAGCCGAGGGGCTCAACCGCGTGTTCGCCAGCGGCGGCGGCATTGGCCAGTTTGGGGCCGCTATGGCTGGCCTGCTCAATCCAACGACCCTGGCGCTTGGCGGGCTCACTGCCTTGGGTGCTGGGGCTGTCGTCGCGGGCCGTGGCTTGGTGCAGCTTGAGGGCGATGTGGCCCGGCTTGGCATCTTGGCTGACCAGCTAGGTGCTTCTTTTGGGTTTATTCAAGTCTTAGAAAATGCCGCACTTCGTGAAGGCGTCGGCGTCGAAAGCTTGGGTGTCAGCTTTACGAAGTTCCTGCGTACGCTGGACGACGCTCGCCAAGGCGGCAAGAACGCCGCCGAAGCGTTCCGTGATCTCGGTTTAAGCGCGGAGGATGTGCGGTCTAGTAATCCCGAGCAGCTGTTCACGCAGGCCGCGCAGGCTATCGCAGAGATTTCCGACCCGGCACGCCGGGCCGGCGCTGCCGTTTCTTTGTTCGGCAAGAGCGGCGCGGAGCTGTTGCCAGTGTTTCGCCAGATCGGGGCCGCCGCTGCAGACATAGAGCGAATTGGCGGCGCGATTACAGACCAGCAGCGGGCAGACCTTGATGCCTTCGGTGATGCCATGGATCGGGCTGCCGTTGCCACGCAGGGCCTAGAGAGACAGGTCACGAGCGGTTTCGCCCGCATCGGCCGCAGCATTGCCGACAGCGTGGCTGAGTCCGTTGGGGCAATCAATCGCTTCCTAAAAGAACAGCAGAATTTTAACGAGGCATCCGACCTTAGCCGCGCTGAGCAGGGCATCGGCACGCTGTTTGAGCCGATCGACCAGCTGAGGGCCAGGCTGGAGCGTGCCCGCGAGGCGAAGGAGCTGCTGGCCAACCAACCGCTGGCCGAGTTCGTGGCGTCACTTGGAGACGTGGGCGACGGTGCCGTGCAGCTCAACGAAGAACTGGCCAAGGCCCTGCAGCAAGCGTCTCAGTTTGGCACCGCTGGCACCGATGCCGTGTTCGGTTTTGCGAAGTCGCTGGAAGACATTTCAGCGGCCGCCGAAGGGGCTGGATTGTCGGGAGAGCAGTTGGCCCGCGCGGTGGCCAACTCTCGACAGGACTTTGAGCGGCAGATCGACTTGCTGGGCCGCGAGGCGGATGCCCAGAAGCAGGCAGCCGACGCTGTGAAGAAGGCTGCCGACGATCGCGTGCGTGCTGCCGAGAGACTGATCGAAGCCGACCGTCAGCGGGCTGATGCCTTTGTGAGACAGAACGGCCTTGGCAACGAAAGCGAAGCCGCAGAGAACCTGCTGGCCATCACGCGGCAGATTGACGAAGCCGAGACGGCCATCGTTCAGGCCCGCGCCGCCAGCGACCGCGAAGCCGAGCGGGCAGCCCTCCGGCGGCTGCAGATCCTCGAGCAGGCCCAGGCCGCCGCCCAAGAGACGCTCGACTTCGGCTTCAATGCCAACGACATCCAGCAAGCCATCAGCGGCTCGCGCGAGCAGATCGACGCCGTCATCGCCAAGGTGGGCGAGTTCTCCAACGCCAGCCGGGATGCCGCCCAAAACCTGCAGGGTGAGCTGTCCGACCTCGGCGTAACGGTCGATCTCTCAGACCTCGACAACGCCCGCCGTGCCATCGACGGCCTGAACGGCGACCTGGCAAACGCCGGCCTCAGCGTGGACCTCGGCACGATTGGCGACCGCTACGGGCAGGCGGGCCTCGCGGCCGGCGTTGAGTTCCAGAAGGGCGTGGAAGCCTCACGTCAGCAGCTGGAAGCCAAGCTGATCGACCCGGCACAGTTCGACGCGGCGATTCAAAAGCAGCAGGATCTCTTTGACGACCGCTTGCAGCAGCTCGGCGAGATTCGCGACCTGGAGCTGCAGATCATCGAAGAGCGGGCCACGCTCGAGCAGGAGCGTCTAGAGGCCCTGCGGCGTGCATCGCAGAATCCGCTCGTGCTCAACGACATCCGCACGCAGGAAGGCGCGTCGGAATTGGTGCGTCTCGCCACGGGCCGCGAAGATCCGGCGATCGCTGAATACCGAAAGCAACTTGACGCACTGCGCAGACTGGAAAACAAACTCGACCGGCTGGCCGCAGCGCCCGTCGATATTCGTGGGTGAAGCATGGCAGTAGTGAGCACCAGAGAACTCGGCCGCTCGTTCTCGCACCGCTTTGGTGAAAGCCCCACGGCGCAGATTCGCATAGCGTTTCTGCTCGACGGCGCGACGCCGACGCAGTCCATCATTTCGTCTGGTGGCTACGTCCACGGTACGCCGCACCCCGAATACGCGTACATGCTCTGCACCGATGGCCAGGTGACAGAGTCGAGTGCTTACCAGGCGGAAGCCGTGTACTCGTTCGCCACGCCTGCGGTTGGCACGGCCGGGTTTGAGGCGAGCCCGCTGGCACGCGATGACGTGTGGTCGTTCTCCACAAGCGGCGTGGCAGTGCCAACGTTTCGCTACTACAACGGAACAGGCAACGCCGACATCAAACCGCTCGTTAACTCCGCCGGCGACATCATCGAAGGTGCCCAAGCCATCGAGGGCGAATTGAGGCTGACAATCGCCGGCAACCGTGCCACGTTCCCGGCGGCCAACGCAATCGCCGTCACTGGCGCGCTCAATGCAGATAGCTACCTCGGGGCCGCGCCGTATCAGTGGCAGTGCCTCGGGATCAGCGGCCAGCAGACCACGGAGGTGGTGAACGGTTTTCAGGTGACGTACTGGCAAGTGGCCGCAGAACTCACGTACAAGCCGAGCGGGTATCAGCTGTACCTGCCCAACGCCGGGTGGAACTACCTAGACGGCGGCGTGCTGAAACGTGCGACCGTCAAGGGACCGCCGCCAGACAACGACGACATCCCGTCCGCCAACGTCGTCAAGTTGACTGCCGGCGGCGCAATTCAAACTTCCGGCGACCCGATCATCCTGCAGCGCCGCGTGAACCCTGCGGTGAACTTCGCCACGTACTTCGGCACGCCGCCGTTTTAAGGTGACGCATGGCGAAGAAGGCAGACAACAAGCCGGCCGCCACTGAGCGCGTCACGTTCACGAGCGGCGCGGCTGACCGCATCGCCAAGGTGGTCCGCACCGTCGAAGGTGGCGACCGTGACTGCGACCCGCTGACGTTTGGGGCTCGCATCGGTGGAGTTTCTGGCAAGGCCTTCCGCGTCTGCACCTTCACCGGTGCGTGGTCGATCAACGCCACGAAGACGGTGACGTTCAAGAATCAGACGGCCACGCCGAATACCGTGGCGGTGGTGAATCTGTTCTACCCAGTGACATCAACGGCGGCCGGGAGCACAGACTGTGCAATCGCCAAAGACGGCACGGCGTGGTATCTGATCGACGTGCCACTTGAGTCGGCATCTACAACCGTCATAACCGACGTGACGCTGTCGGCTTCGCTAAACACATCGGCGTGCACGATAAGCATTGGCAAAACGCTGGTGACTGCGTCCATATCGTTTCTCCGGCTTAGGGTGTAGAGATGGCGTGCTGTTGTGGTAGTGAGCTGTGCTGTTGTGTGTTTAATTCGCCCTTGCCGTCTGTATTGCCAGCAAGCACCACAAGCTGCATTTCCAGTGACAACAGAAAGCGCGGAAATTGTTTAAGCATTCCAATTACAGTTTCGTTTTCAGGGTTTGTTGATGCAACAACAGACAACACTTCTGTTCCGATTTGGGATCTCGCGAACAAGGACTTGTCTTTTGCGAATGGATCAACAGCCGCAGGAGAGTTGTGCGGTTCTTGTTTGGCACAAAGACGAGGCCCACCCGATCCAATTGAGGGCGGATTTTTCATTAGGTCGTCAGCTGTATCTGTACGGGCTCATTTTTCGCCATTTGACCCGTCGAGAGACACGAGTTCCGAGCAGTGCAGTAACGGGAACGTCCGATTTCGCGCTTTTGTAACGATGACTCGTCGTTATGGCTTTGGGTTTTCAACCTATGGTCTTGACTATCAAGGATTTTTCAAGAGTGACTGCCTGAGCATTGAATCTTTGCCAAGCTCAGGAAGTTTGCTTGGCGGCCGCTCGCTGACAATATCATGCCCCGGATTTTTCTTTGGTCCTGGTTTTAGTATTCCTGTGCACCCGCAGACAATCACCGTCAGTTTTGCGTCCAGTCCGCTCCCATGACCACCTGCCACCGATCGCACCTTGATGCCCGCTGCCGAGAGCGTGGCTACACGCTCAGCGAGGTAATGCCATGCGTCGTCGCGCAGGACGGCGACGAGTGGACAATCGACGTTGAGCATCCGGCGTATCCTCGGCATCCGAAACCGGGATTCATTCCGCCGCAGCCAGAGCCACCATCGCCATCGCACGGCCCAGGCACCGAACTGAAATCCCTTCTCGCCGGCTGGCCCTTCCGCATCGTCGCCACGCCCGACTGCAAATGCACGAGCCGCGCCGCCTACATGGACGCCAAGGGCTGCGACTGGTGCGAGTCGCCAGAAGGCATGGCCGAGATCATGGGCTTCCTGCGCGAGGCGGCCGAAGAGCGCGGCCTGCCGTTCCTTGACCTCCCGGCTAGGTTGCTCGTGAGACGGGCGATTGCCAACGCCCGCAAAGCGGAGGCGAAGCGTGCCAGCGAAGAAGCAAGCCAAGCCGCAGCCGAAGGCCCAGCGGCCTAATCTCGCCGAGCTCGACTTCGATGATGAGGAGGCTACGGGCCTCGGCATCCTAGACGATGACGGCAACATGGTCCTGCGGCGTGATGCCGCTAAGCCCAAGGGAGCCAAGCGTGCCAAAGGCAAAAGCACCAAGCCTGCTCGATGACGTGCTCGCCCGCGTGAAGGCGAAGCGGCCCGGCTTCATGCCGTGGAACGAGCGTCTGCCTGACGATCTCCAGGCCGAGCTCGCCGCGATCCGCGAGCGGTTCCACGCCGGAGGGATTGCATCCCAGAAGCGTGCGCTGGCCACGGCGATTGCCGAAGTGGTGGCGGAGCGTGGGCACACGAAACCCGGCGAACAGGCGGTGATTACGTGGCTAAACAGAAAAGCGTAGCGGCCTCTATCGCCGCGAAACTCCCGCCGCCAAAGCCGGCCGCCGACGCCGAGCAGGTGACGCAGACGCAGAGCGGCGACGTGCTCGAGGCCCGCTCCACGAGCCGGCGGATCAAGACGGTTGAGGATCTGCTACGGCACATCGAAGCCGACATGCAGCGTTTCGAGATCGCGGCGAGCGAGGCGACGAAGTGGGAGACGGGCGACGGCGAAGGCTCGACGCTGGAGCTGCACCGTGTCTTCGTGCGGCTGAAGCCCAAGGCCGGGCCGAGCACGCGCGAGTGCGTCGAGGCTATGATCCAGGCGGCGAGCAAGCCCCTGCGGAAGCCGCTAACCAAAAGCGTAAAGGCCCCGAAGCGAGACGGGCTCTGGCAAGTGCTCGTGATCGCGGACACGCACTTCGCCAAGTACGCCTGGCGGGAAACCACTGGCGGCGATGACTATGACCTGACGATCGCCGAGCGGCTCGTGGGCGAAGCGACTGAAGAGCTCCTGGCGATGGGCGACACGTACAAGCCCGTGCGCCGCACCATTGCCCTGCTCGGGGATCTCTTCCACTACGACACGCCTGCGGGCACGACCACCAGCGGCACGCCGCTCGAGCGCGACGGCCGGCTACAGAAGATGATTCAAGTCGGATGCGATTCGCTGCTCGGTGCCATTGAGCGATCGGCAGCCACGGTGCCCACCGACGTGACGATCGTGAACGGCAACCACGACGAAACGCTGACCTGGGCGTTTCAGCGGATCATGCAGGAGCGTTTTAGGAACGACCGCCGCGTGCGGATCGACGGGCGGTACACGGGCAGGCAGTACGTGACGCACGGCCGCAACCTTCTCGGCTTCGTGCATGGGCACAGGGCAAAGCGGAAGCTGCCGCAGATCATGGCCCTGGAGGCTGCCGCCGATTGGAGCCAGTGCCCGTATCGGGAGTGGCACACGGGGCACTTCCACTCTCAGGCAGCCGAGTGGCAACGCCCGATCGAAACGCTCGACGGCGTGATCGTGCGGACGGCCCCGGCACTCTGCCCGCCGGATGACTGGCACAGCGTGAACGGATTCATCGGCAGTAGACAGGCATGCGAAACATTCATCTACAGCCCAGAGGGAGGGCTGACGGCCATGCACGTTTCAAGACTTCAGAAAGGGACTACATGACAGCGGCGTATTGTGAAGGGCGATGCCTCGGCGACTCGCTCCTGGCGGAAGACGTTCACCCGACGAGCCAGGCGTTCTTCGATTTGCTCGACAGGATGAAGGCTCTTCATTCCAGCAAGAGCCGGGATTACGGGAGCGAACACGACCCGCTGGCGAACATCAGAAACGGTGCCCTGTTCGTGGGCATTGAGCCTTGGAAGGGTGCAATGGTCAGGCTCTCGGACAAGGTGACGCGGCTGGCCACGTTCAATCGCACGGGCCGCCTCGAGCACGAAGGCGTCGAAGACAATCTTATGGACCTGGCGTCGTACGCTCTCTTAGCCCTGCTGCTCTATCGGGAGGAGCACCTTGGAAAAGCTGAGTGACGCCTACCTGCAGCAATGCGAATGGGACGCACGCAAGTTCTCTGGCTGCTGGGACCAGGGCACGAGCGGCACGCTTGCGGCCCACGTCATGCGTCTGCTCGCCGAGCTCAGCCGCACGAAGGGCGACCTGGCCGTGGAGCGGGCGCGGCGTGTGGACTCATGAGCCGGGCGGCGGGTAGAGGCGGCGCAGGGTCTCCCTTTCCCCCGCGTCGCCTCCCCGCTTGCTCGGGCTCAGTCGCCTTTGTTCCAGCCGTTCCAGAATGCACTCTTCCACTGCGTCTTAAATCCCAGCCCTCCGTTGTCTCCAAGTTCGTTGGCTGCCCGTCGAGCAAGTGCATCCACCTCATCCGAGCTTGGCTTCACGGCTCCAAGCTTGGCCATGGTGTAGCCCTTAGTGAAGGCGTGCCGAACTATTTTCTGGCCGCTTTCATCAGGGCTTTTCTTGGCCAGCTTTTGATCGGCCCTTGCTGCCTTTGCCCGCTCGCGCGCCGCCTTCATGCCTTCTGGGTCGAGCACGGTTAGGGCAACTGTCAGCACGCACAGCAGCGCAAACCCTATGCCCGCCGCAGCTGCACAACGAATCAAGATTCTCTTCATCGCTTGTCCTCCGTTTGGGGTATGACACGCTACGCCAGGGGGCTGGCCAGAAAAACTGCACAGGCGTTCAAGTAGATGGGTTGTTCCATCAGCCAAGGTCGAGAGGTGGCAGGAAGTCCAAGGCCGACGCCTCGCCCACGATCTTTGGATCAAGGTAGTGATCCCGCGTGGTCTTTGAGTCTTTGTGCGTCAGGAACTCCGTGGCATCCCCTCCGGCTGCCTTCAGGTAGGAGCCGGCCGCCTTGCGGATTGCATGGAATCCCCTCGGCTTTACGCCCGCCGACCGGCAGATGTACCGAATACGCTGGTAGATGGAGTTCGCGGCCCTGTGGTCTGTCCAGGGCCACACAAGATCGTCAGAGGCTCGCCGCCCGGCCTGGAGCATCGACGCCAGCTGCGGCGTGATCGCCCGTGTAATCGTTCGCCCGAGCCCCTTGCGGTGCTCCGAGAGAAACGTGATCGTGTGGCGGGCGGTGTCCACCTGCTCCCACCTTGTCTCGAGGTGCGACCCGATCCGCTCGCCCGTGTACCAGTTCGACATCAGCAGCGTGGTCCAGAACCACGGAGCCGGGCACGGGCCGATGAGCCCTGACCGCCGCCTGGCCTGCTGCACCATGCGGCTGATCTCTTCCACCGTGTAGGCAGACGGCGAGCGGTGGGGCACCCTGACGATGCCACGCGGCAGGTCTGGGAACACCTCCACGAGCCGCTTGCGAGCGGCAGCATTCCACAGGCTGACCAGGTGGGCCTTGTCCTTGGCCACGCTGGCAGCGGCACAGATCCGCCCACGGTGCGGCGTGACGGCCCGCCACCGCAGGAACTTGCCGATGGTCAAATCGTCAAAATCCGCGAGTTCCGGCTCGCGCCCGAGAAAGTCCCGCAGCCGGTCGATAGAGTGTCCGAAGATCTCGACGGTGCGAGGCTTCAGGTTGTGGAGCACGGCGTAGCGGTCGTTCAGAAAGTCCCTCAACAGCATTTCAAATCCTCCCTTTTGAATGCGGAGTGTAGCATGGTGTACAAACGTACAACCACCATGCCCTCCGCTGGTTGGTCTGTTCACTATGCTACGGGAGGCAGGCGCCAGCCGGCAAATCTGCGCAGGCTTGGTGAAATACAGCGGCCTGCGGCTGCCGTAGATTGACTACCTACCGACTATCGGTAGTATGGGATGGATGGTCGCAATGCCCTGCAACATCGACGGCGTGGAATACCTCACGATCTCTGAGGCCGTGGACTACATGGGCTGCACCGATGGGTGGGTGCGGATGCTCTGCCGCGAGGGCAAGCTCGAAAGCCGCCTGCTCGGGCAGCGGATGCGGCTCGTCAGGAAGAGCTCTGCAACGCACGTCCGCGACGCCCTGACCACCAGGGCCAACGCCAAGCGGCACCTGGCCAAGCGTCCTGCCGCCAAGCGCAAGAAGGCGAAGCGGAAGAAGTAGCGTTTTCCCCGGCTGACACGCAGCCAAAAAAATCTTTCTAACCCTCTTGACGCCCAACTACCGATAGCCTACAGTACGCAAGTGGTGGGGCCACCCGGCCTGCCGACAGCTGCAAAACGGGTGGCACTTCTTTCACCGTCACGGAGGACACAATGCCACGCACCTGGAACGCCGCGATCCACTCGCTGCTCTGCATCCGCCTCGGCCAAGAGCTGGGCACTTCGAGCGAGCTGGCGCAGACCATCGCTCACAGCATCGACTTTGCCGTGGGCACACTCGCCAGAATTTTGGGTTGACGAACTACCGCTAGTCGGTAGCCTACCTACCGCTAGCCATCACGCAAAAGCCCTGCACCGCACAAACAAAAAATTCATGATTCGGTTGATTGACTCCCAAGTGAACATGCGTATATTCCCCAACCCAAAGGAGAAGACCCCCATGCAAAGCCCTCACGAAAACGAGTACGCCGCCGCAGTCGCCGGCATGAACGAAATCTACGGCACGGCAAAGAGCCTGCCCGCCATTGGCGACTTCGTCTCGGGCTGCACCTGCGGCAAGCGGTGGTCTGGCCACGTGATGACCGCCGAGCCCGGCCGCCTGGCCATCGAGGTCAGCGGCGCGTGGATCGTGGTGAACCCGGAGGACATCACGCACTGAGACACAGGAGCCCGGCGGAGCCGGGATTGCCCAGGAAGGGATCGCCCCGGCAAGGCAGGACGCGGAGCCGGGATTTCACATCGCAGAAAGGGACGCGAAAGATGACCACGCAGATTGCAAACACGCAGGACCGCAAGAGCATCCTGCTTTCGATGGCCACGAGATTCGGCATGGAGCCCGCTGCCTTCGAGCAGACGGTGCGGGCCACCTGCGGCTGCGACAAGGCGACGAAGGAGCAATTCGCTGCCTTCCTGCTCGTCGCCAACGAGTACGGCCTGAACCCCGTCACGAAGGAAATCTACGCCTTCCCGACTCGGGGCGGCGGCATCCAGCCCATCGTCGGCATCGACGGGTGGATGACAATGGCCAACAACCACCCGGCCTACGACGGCATCACGTTCGTGGATCGGCTGGGCGATGACGGGCAGCTGCTCGCCATCACGGCCCAGGTGCATCGCAAGGACCGCAGCCATCCCGTCGAAGTCACGGAGTACCTGGCCGAGTGCAAGCAGGGCACGGACCCGTGGAAAAAGTGGCCCGCTCGCATGCTTCGGCACAAGGCCGCCATTCAGGCGATCCGCTACGCCTTCGGCTTCAGCGGCATCGTGGACCCCGACGAGGCCGACCGCATGCGGCCCAGCGTGAACGTGGCCGTGAACGTGCAGCAGGCCCGCCAGCAGGTTGCACGGATCACCCACGTGGACGCCGTGGACTCGGACGTGGAGCACTTCGACGCAGCTGAGATTGAAGCGGAGGCCCGAGCATGAGCCCCGACATCGAGCCCGATGAGGACCGCATGCAGACACAGCGGCGCGAGTGGAAGCGCCTCGATGACCTGGCCGCTGAGATCGCATCAGAGCGGGCGAACATGGAAACGGACCTTGGGAAGGTGCTCGAGCCGAAGACGCCGCCCAGGCCCGAGCTGGTGATCAAGCCTGGCTATCAGCACGCTCGTCGTGCCTACGAGCTCGGCATGGATGACGAGTACAGCAACGCAATGAAAGCCCGCTACGGCGGGGAATGGTAGCGAACACCACCCGGCACAGCCCTTGCCGAAGCGCTGCCCAAGGCGCATGGGCCAACACACCACCAAAGGGAAGGAGCCTTTTATGCGTGAGAAACACGCTTTTGTTTATTCGACAAGAAACGAGCTGCTGATTGCGTTTGGGTATCGCACCTACAAGCAGTACCTGAAATCAGACGAATGGAAGGCTATTCGCCAAAGAGTATTCCAGCAGTACTCGGAGTGCATCTGTTGCGACCGTGCTGCTGAGGTTGTGCATCACGTCAAGTACGACTCAGCAACTCTTCTCGGCTTGCACACGCTGAACCTTGCGCCGCTGTGCCGTTCTTGCCATGAGCGGATGGAGATTGACGAGTCCGGTGAAAAGGGTTCCTTGGCTCGCGCTAACACGCTCATGCTTGATATGGCACGCAAGAAAAACCCAAAGCAAGAGTGGCTTCTTCGGTTTTACCGTGATCGAAAGCCTTGGAAATCAAAGCGGCAAGTTGACAACTCAGCCCGCAAAGCGGCCTGGCACAGGCGAACGGAAGAGAAGCAAGAAGTTCCACGCGATTACGCAGGCGTTTTCTGGATTAGGGCACGGAGGCGCTAGTAATGAGCAACGACCACTACATGCCAGCGCTCGACACGCTGCCGCTGTTTCGACGCACCGACCCGGTGACGAGCAAGGCCGCAGCCGCTGACGCGAAGACGTTTAGGGGCGAGCACCACGCGGCGATCCTCGAGGCGCTGAGCCAAGGCCCGGCCGGGGCCAGTGGCATCGCGGCACGGTGCGGCCTGCTCGCCCACCAGGTCAACAAGCGGATACACGAGCTCGCCAAGTGCGGGCGGATTGTGGCCACGGGCGAGATCGTCGCCAGCGCGAGCGGGCGCGGGGAACGGGAATGGAGGGTGGCGTAAGCGGTGACAAGGATTGCCAGTCTGACTCAACGCGAGTCAGTGGCACGGTTGGTGAGTTTTTTTGTGAAAGGTTTGCACATGCGTTTGCATAAGCCTGACGTGAGGATGGTGGCAGTAGGAGACTTGATAGTTGATGAGGAGTATCAGCGCGAGGCTATCGCGGCCCATGTGGCCGGGATCGCTAAGAACTTCGATGAGGAGGCATTCGGTGTCATCGTCGCTGGCGAGCGGGATGATGGCAGCCTTCACCCGGTCGATGGCTTCCAGCGGCTGAATGCCGCGATGGAACGCGGCGTGGCTCATGTGCCGTGCCAGATCATCAAGAGTCGCGGCGCGGAGCATGAGGCCGAGTTGTTCGGCAAGCTCAACAAGCGTCGCGGATTGAGCACGCACCAGCTGTTTAAGGCTGACGTGTGCGCTGGAAAGCCGGATGCGGTCGCTGTCTACGAAGCGATCACTGAGGCTGGGCTGAATGTTCGCGGGATGAAGCCCAACGGCAGACGGCAGAGCATCGGCGGCGTCAAGCAGTGTCAGACCGCGTACCGCCGAATGGGTGGTGGCGAGACTGGCGCGGCTCACGTCACTGAAGTGCTGACGATGTTGCGTCGGACGTGGGGGCAAGAGCATCACGAGACTGCCTATCACTGCGCCGTGATCGGTGGGCTTGCGTTTTTCTTGCGTCGATTCGGGGACAACGTGGACCGAAAGCGGCTTCAAGGGCTGATGGAGCGGCAGTCGCCTAACTCGCTGATCGGAAATGGCGACACGTTCAAGATGATGAGTGGCACGACGCGTGATGAAGGCGTCGCTCGCGCTTTTCACAAGGTCTACAACGTCCGGCTCGGCTCAAAAGCCCTCGACTGGGACGAGAGTCGCGTCGACATCGCAGTGGAGGCTGTCGCCTGACATGAGCAGCCACATGAAGTACGCCAGCGTTTGCGACGGCATCGGTGCGGCTCATGTGGCTTGGCAGCCACTCGGCTGGGAATGTGCTTGGACTTCAGAGATTGAGCCATTCCCGGCCGCAGTGGTTGACCACCATTGGAAACTGAAGAACGTCGGCGACATGACAAAACTCGCGCAGGAAACACTCAATGAGCACGGCCCAATTGACCTTCTGGTCGGAGGAACTCCATGCCAATCCTTTTCTGTCGCAGGACTGCGTGGCGGATTGGCTGACCCACGTGGCAACTTGGCCCTGCGATTCGTACAGCTTGTTGACGTCCTTCGTCCCAATTGGGTTGTCTGGGAGAACGTCCCTGGAGTCTTGTCGTCTAGGGGCGGAAGGGACTTTGGCACCTTCCTCGGGGCGTTGGCAGAACTCGGGTATGGGTTCGCCTACCGAGTTCTGGACGCTCAATGGTTTGGAGTCGCCCAGCGACGTCGCCGTGTGTTCGTTGTCGCACACGCTCGAGATTGGCGATGTGCAGCAGCGGTACTTTTTGAGCGCGAAAGCTTGCGCGGGAATCCTCCGACGCGCGGAGCGAAGGGGCAAGGAATTACCTCCAGCCCTGAAGGCATCGCTGGAAATGTCAGCAGCAAATGGGCCAAGGGAACCGGAGGCCCAGCCGGGGACGAGTGTTACAACCTTGTCGCAGAGCCGCACGCTATCTACAGCAACGAGTCGCGATGCGACAACATCCCGCCTGCGGGCCTCTCGCCCCCGTTAAAGATTGGCAGCAATAGCGGAGGGAACCCGCCAGCCGTGGCGTTTGACATTCTTGGCACGCCAGCCACCAAGGCAGCAAAGACAACCGACGTTCATGTGCCGCTTCGAGCACGGCAGCCGGGGCAGAGTGAGGCCAGCACGACGACTGTGGTGGCCCAAGGTTTCACCTACAGCGGCTACAGCAACCAGCCAGCTTGGATGACCGGAGACCGCACTGATTGCCTGCCTGCGAGCGGGCACAGCGATGGGAGCCATCAAGGCGTAGGTGTTGTGTGCGGCGACGGCGAAACAATCGGAACACTTCGCAGCAACCACCGCAACAACAGCGACCCGAAGACAGAGGCCGCAATGCACATCATGCACGGCATGGCAGTGCGCAGGCTGACACCGAAAGAGTGCGAGCGGCTGCAAGGCTTTCCAGACGGGTACACGGACGTCACGTACCGAGGAAAGCCTGCCTCTGACGGCCCGCGCTACAGGGCGCTGGGCAACAGCATGGCGGTGCCGGTCATGGCATGGATTGGAAAGCGTATTGCAGAAGTGGAGGCCACGCATGGCCGGTGACTGGATCAAGATGCGAGCGGCCCTGACTACCTGCCCAAAGGTGGCGGCGATGGCCCGAGCGATCGGCCTGGCCGACGAGTTCAGCGGGCTGTCCCGCCACTCGATGCGGCTGCTGGTGGTTGGTGGCCTGCACGCCGTGTGGGCCGCCGTCAACGAGCACACCGCAGACGGGGTGATGGCCAACGCCTACCCAGAGGATTTGGACGACATCGCCGGCATCGAAGGGTTTGGGTCCGCCATGCGGTCAGCGGGCTGGCTCGAGGCGGACGAGGCAGCCCAGACCCTGACTTTCCCCAACTTTGGCCAGTGGAACACGCCAGCCAAGGACACCACCGCCGCCGAAAGAATGCGAAAACACCGGGCGAAACAGGATGTTGCGCGTAACACCGTAACTGTTACGGAGCCGTTACGCGTAACTGTTGCGCTAGATAAGACAAGACAAGATAAGAGAGAAGACATACCGGCTGCGCCGGTAGCTACGAGCGATCCGCCGAAGCGGCGGACACGCTCGCAGCCAGCCGACTCCGTGTCGTGGTCTGCTGACGCAGGGTGGCAGGGGATCACCGACGCCGACCGGCAGGAATGGCGTCAGGCTTACCCAGCGTGCGATCTGGAGCCCGAACTGGCCAGGGCGACCGCTTGGCTTAAGGCCAACCCGACGAAGGCCCACAAGAGCAACTGGCGGCGGTTCATCGTCTCTTGGCTGACTCGCTCGCAGGACCGAGGCGGCACGAACCGCACGCCGGGGGCCAGGACCGAGGCGAAGCCGCAGCCGCAGGTGTGGCGCGACCAGTACCGCCCCGCCCAGTACCGCACCCCGAAGGAATCTGCCGCGCTTGCGGCCGGGTTGAAACTCACGGAGGAGAGCACATGACCACGACCACCCCGATACGCCCGCTGACCGATCGCCAGCGCGAGATCTACCGCTGGATCGTGAACTACATCGCCGGCCACGGGTTCAGCCCCACGATCCGCGAGCTGTGCTTGGCGTTCGGCTTCGCCTCAACCGAAGGTGCCATGTGCCATCTTCGCCCGCTTCGCAGCAAGGGCTACGTGGTGTGGAACGAGCGTCAGTCTCGCACGCTTCGCCCGCTTCAAGAGGTGGACGCATGAGCGAGAACCCGTACGAGCTGCCGCCCCCGTCGATCGTGGCTGACCTCTGTGCCCAGCGTGCGTGGGCGGATGACGTGGACGATGACACGCGGCTGCGTCTGGAGTTTGCGGCCGACACGATTCGGCACCTGATGCAGCGGCTGGTCCGCCAGGCGTTGCACCTCGAGCGAGCGGAGGCGACGCGATGACCGTGCGCGACTTCGTGATGCTCTCACTTGGCGAACTGATCCTGATGCTGACGTTCGGCATTGGGATTTTGGTGGGTTGTTCTTTGAAACGAAGGGAATCTGACAATGGCAACCGCGACGAAGAAACGAACCGGGATTGAACTGGCGGCGTCTGACCTGAAGGCGGCGCTGGCCGCAGTCTCGCCGGCCGTGCCGACGCGCAGCCCGAAGCCGATCTACCAAGCCGTGCGTCTGGGCGACGGTCTGCTGACGGGATCGGATGGCGAAGTCCGCATCGACTTGTCGCTCGACTACCACGGGGATGCGATCCTGCTGCCGCATGGCAGGCTCTCGCAGATCCTCGGGGCCGCTACGGGCGAGACGGTGACGCTGGAGCCTGGGGATACGTCCTGCGTGGTGCGGGCGGGCTCGGGCACGTGGACGCTGCCCACGGAGAACGCGAGCGAGTACCCGCTGTGGGAGCCGACCGACGCGAAGCCGGTCACGCGGCTGCCTGCCGATCAGTTCTGCCGTGCCGTGCGTGGCGTCAACTTTGCCACTGACGATGACTCCAGCCGGTTCGCCTTGGGTGCCGTGCTCATCGAGGTGAAGGGCGAGTTGGTCAGCTTCGTGGCAACGGACGGCCGGCGGCTGTCGCTCGTGGAGTGCGAGCACGACCTGGCGGTGGATGACTCGCAGACGCTCGTGCCGAGCAGGGTGATGGCGATCCTGTCGCGGCTGGCCCTGGCCGACTCCGATGGTTCGATCCAGCTTGAGTCGACGGCCCGCGAGATCGTGGCCACAATCGGCACGGCGACCGTGACGGCCCGGCTGATCGAAGGGCGATTCCCCAAGTGGCGCGACGTGGTGCCGGATCTCGACTGCGAGCCCACCACCGTGCTCGCCGAGCAGCTGCTGGCGGCGGTGAAGGCGGCGGCGATCGTCACCACGGAGGCCAGCAGAGGCATCGACTTCGCCTTCTCCGACAAGGGGCTGTGGCTCCACGGTAAGTCGAGCGAGGCCGGCGAGTCGAGCGTGACGTGCGACCTCGTGGAGGCTGGCACGGAATGCGTGGTGAAGCTGGATCCGCGCTACGTGCGGCAGTGGCTGGAGGGTCTGCCGGCTGACGGCGAGCCCACGGTGAGCGTGCAGGCCCGAGACGCACAGAGTGCGGTGATCCTGCGGACGGATTGCCACACGGGCGTCGTTATGCCGATGGCGGGGGAGTGAAGCAATGCCCGTAGTGCGAAACGTAGACGTGCAGACGTTGCACCGACTGTGGAACGACCACACGCTGACTCGCGTGCAAGTTTCAGCCATGCTCGGGATCAGCCACACGCACCTGACGCGGCTCGTGACACGGCACAAGTTGCCGCCACGGCGGCGTGACTACAGACGCGATGTGGCGGACCCGACTCCCGACGAGATTGCACAGCGTGCGGCAGAGTGCCGGGAGAAGCACTTCGCACAGAGGCGGGCCGAGCCGGATGAGGTTACGAGAACGAAAGTGTGGAAGTGGCAGAATGGCATCTGCCTTCCCGGCGGAGGCCGTCACGCTTGACGTGACCGCCATGCTGCGTGCATGGCACCGTGGCTCATAGCACTGACGGGCGGCATCTATCTCGTGGTGGCGGCAGACCTAGTCCTGCATGGCAAAGCGGGGCTGGGTCTGGCGTACCTCGGGTATGCGTTCGCCAACGTCGGCCTGTACCTGGCGGCGAGGGCATCGTGAACGCCATCACGTTCAGCGTGCCGGGCGATCCGGTGCCGCAGCCACGGGCTCGCATCACCGTCAGAGGCAAGCACGGGCACGCCTACACGCCATCGGCCCACCCGATCCACGCCTATCGTGCAGCGATTGCAGCCGCAGCGATCGAAGCCGGGGCAACGCCGACCGACTCCGCACCAATCACGCTGATCGTTGATCTCGTGTGGACCCGGCCGAAGAGCCACTTCCGCAAGAGCGGGCTGCGAGACGATGCCCCGAAGCTGCCACGGCCCGACTGCTCGAACGTGCTGAAGGGGCTAGAGGACGCTTTGAACGGCGTGGCCTGGGTGGACGATTCGCAGATCGGGCGGGTGATTGTCGAGAAAACGTACGGCACGGAGGCACGGACCACCGTGCGGATCACATGAGCGTGGCCCTGCTGACCAGCGTGTCGGCCAACATCGTCGAGATGGCGGCGCTTACCGTTGCCAATAAGTTCGAGTATTGCCTGCGTCATGGATATTCGCTGATCGCGGACAACATGCCGTATGAGTTGGCAGTACGCAGCACCAACACGATCTGCGATTACCTAGACCGCTTTGATCTCGTGTGGTGCCTAGACAGCGATGCCGTCATCACGGACATGAGCAAGCCTGTGCACGAGCTGGCGTGCCTCGGGCCACACATGACCGTGTGCGAAGAAGGCATCGTCGATTGGAACAGGCTGAACTGCGGCAGCACGATCTGGCGCAACACGCCCGAGAGCCGGCAGCTGCTCGTGGCGATCTCGGCAGCGGTAAGTCAGTGGGAAAACATGCCTTGCCAGTGGCAGACGTGGCTGGAGTTTGTTGCCGACAAGCACCCAGAGCTCGTGACGGTTGCCCCGCTTCGGGCGTTCAACTCTTGCGTATGGAATCGGCCGGCGAACTCACGCGACGAGATCGGCGGGCACTGGCAGCCGGGCGACTTCGTGTACCACCCGTGCGGCGTGTACCCGCAGGCCGAGCGAACGAAATGGATTCGGGAGGCGCTATGCAAAGTCATCCGGTAACAGTGCCCGAGCACCTCGTGTATCCGCTCGAGCCCTTCGCGGCCGACTTCCAGCGGCACGTCGAGATCGGCGAGAGCGAGCTGGCAGACGCCAGCGTGGTCTTCGTGGGGCTCGCCCGCAACTGCGACCGCTGGCTGGCCGCCAACCTCGGGCGGCTGCAGATGCTCACTCAGTCATGCCGAGAGTGGCGGCTGCATATCGAAACAAACGACAACACAGATGCCACCGACCAGGTGCTCATGGACTTCTGCCGTGAGTTCCCACAGGCGACGTTCCACAGCCAGCGGCTGGGCCGCAAGCAGTACACCACGGAGTTCGCAGGCCGCCGCACGGAGGCGCTGGCTGAGTACCGCACGGCGTGCCAAACGTGGGTGCGGGAGAACGCCAGGCATGCCGACTACGTCGTGGTGATCGACTGGGACGCATGGGGCGGGTGGTCGCACGCTGGATTCATGCACGGCCTGGGCCGCCTGCTGATGACGCCAGACGCCGCAGGCATGGCCAGCGTGTCGATCATGGAGCATCCAGTACATCAAACTAACGAGGCGGGCGAGACGCGGCCAGCCAAGGCGTGGCTGCACTACGACGCGTGGTGTCTGAGATTGAATTCAGCGTGGGACGATTACACCGCTGGCCTTGGTGGCTGGAAGCACCAGTGGATACCGCCCGTGGGCAGTGCGCCCGTGCATGTCGTGTCGGCCTTCGGCGGCATGGCGATCTACGACACGTACGCCTACCTGAAGGGCACGTACGACGGTGCCGACTGCGAGCACGTGGGCTTTCATCGGACGATGGCAGAGCGGACGGGGCTGCGTCTGTATCTCGACCCTGCGATGCGAACGGTGATGCACTGGCTGGAGCAAAGCGATGGCGGGCGTAACGGCCACGATTAGCGTGACGGCGTTTCGCGCCGACTGGGAAACGCACATGCCCATGCGGGCACTTTGCGAGCGCTACACGATTACCCGCGACCAAGTCATACGGCTCCGCGATGTGTGGCATCTGCCGTTACGCAATGACCGCCGGCTGCGGTTCAAGCCACGCCGCTGCGACATGCGCGACCCGACGCCGCGCGAGATCATTCAGGCGTGCAAAGAGATTCAAGCCAAGTGGGACGCTCGCACCCGTGAGGAGCGGGCTGTGATTAAGACGCAGCACGTCAGCCTGCGGCGGATAGAGATGACCGACGAGGCCCGCGAAGCGTTCGGCCAGTTCGAGGACGAGTGATGCAGCATCAAGACCACGTAGAGCGGCGGATCGTCGTGGAGTACGGCCGGCGGTATGTCTACCTGACCATGCAGGACGCAGACGGCAAGCTGGTGCCGGGCTTTGAGGAAGTGTTCACGCAGCCCTTCCTGCTCGACCGGAAAGACGCTCACGAAGAGGCTGGTGATTGCTGGCAGGACGTGTACCAGTTCGTGTCAGACACGTGCGTGTGGCCTCTGCCAGAGGCCGAGGACGGCCCGGCACAATCGGGGGAGGAGGACGCCACATGAGCATGCCGAACTACCAGGGAACCGCCGACGAGTACGCCAAGTTCGGGCCGATGCTGAACGTGTGGCAGCAGCTCCAACTGCTGAGCCAGTGGAGCCCGTTGATCGGGTTTGGCCAACGCTTCGTCAATGAGATCGACCCGTACCGTAAAAGCCTCGTGGTGAGTGATCTAGCAGAATGGCTCGCAAGCAAAACAAACGCACAGACCGACGATCGGCTCGTACAACTGCTGGCCGAAGTGCTGAAGACGCCGCAGGGCGAAAACCTCGTTCGGTTCCTGCTGCTGCAAGCCGAGGCCGCGAAGTGAATGACTCGCTCCTACGCGCCTGCTGTGTCGTTGCCGCAGCTGCTCTCGCAGCTTCGCCGTACTGGGCGGAGATCCGAGCTGCGGCCGAGCGTGCCGCCAAGACCGTGCGAGCCAGCGGCGGCGGGCTGATGCGTTGGGGCGCTGTTGCCTTGCTGCTCGCTGTAGCGTCTGGCGTGCAGCTGCCGAAGCTGCCGCAGCTGCCGAGCATGCCTGTGCCGACGATCACCGTGGAGACGCCGAGCGTGGAGATGCAGACGAGGGTGGCGGGCGTTGCTCGAGCACTGGCCGGGGCGAATCCCGCCGAGCGTGCCATCTGGGCATCAGTGTGGGAAAAGGCCGCCGTGGTGGTGGCAGCCCCGGAGGGTAAAGAGGCCGTCTTCACCGACAGCCGCTCGCTGCGTGGCTTCACCGTATTGAGCCTCGACATCGCCTGGCGGCGCATGGCTGGCGTTCAGCCGGGCACCATGCCGGGGCTGCGTGAAGCCGTCGAGGCCGTCATGAGCGAAGCCGTGGGGCTCGACGTGAAGCCTGTGGATGCCGAGATGAAGCGGCGGTATGCCGAGGCGTGCCGTGCGATCGCGTGGGCTGGCTACGGGAGGGGCTGACCATGGCCGACTTCCTGCCACTCATGGGGTACGCGCCCGATCGCAAGGGCACAGATGACTTCCTGGCCACGCTCGCTCGCCCGACGCTCGCCCAGGCCGGGCCGGATCTCGTGCTGGACGAATCAAAAGACGTGTTCCTCGGGCAGTATCTGCTCGCCTGCGATCCTGGCTGGAAGCGTGGAGCCCAGAAGATTGGCAGCTGTGTCGGCTGGGGCTGGGCCTTGTCATGCGACATCCTCGCCGCGTGCGACATCCTGTTACGCCGTGAAACGGAGAGTTACGGCGGCCGGGTGCTCGAGGCCAGCATCTACGCCTTCTCTCGCGTCGAAGTGCGTGGCGGCCGAAACCTCGGGGGCGACGGCTCCTATGGCGGTGCTGCTGCCAAGGCCGTCACGAAGTACGGCACGCTGCACTACGGGCAGAACTATGACGGCGTGACGTTCACCGACAACAGTGGCAGCCGAGAGAAGGAATGGGGCCGCGACGGTGTGCCCGATCGGTTTGAGCCGTTCGCTGCGAAGCGAACCGTGTCGAGCGTGGCCTTGGTGAAAACGTTTGAGGATGCCGCCAAGAGCATTCAGAACGGCTACCCGGTGGCCGTGTGCTCCATGCGCGGGTTCTCCATGACGCTGCGTGATGGCTACCTGACGCCGATGGGCCAGTGGGCACATTGCATGATGTTTGCCGGCGTCCGGTGGAAGCCACGCCCGGCCCTGCTCTGTGTGAACAGCTGGGGCGACTGCTACTCGGGCAGCGTTGACCCGAACCTGCCGCCGCAGTTCCAGAAGTCGGCCGGCTGGGTGGATGCTGCTACCTGCACGTCGATGCTCTCAGGGGAAGACTCTTTCGCCCTGAGCGGCTACGCAGGCTTCCCGCCCCGCATGCTGCCCGATTGGACGGGAGGCGTGCTGTGAGGTTGTCCCGCATTCTGCTCCTGGCCTTCGTCGCCGGCTGCGTCAACGCAACCGCCGTTGATCGCCCCGACATCGTTGCGGACCTGGCGTGCGAGACAGCCCGCATGGCCGTGCAGCTCGGGCAGCAGATGACGCCGGCCCCGGCCTCGGACAAGTGCGACAACTGCGACGGCACCGGCAAGATCGGCGACGGCCGGATCGTGATGACGTGCCCCGTGTGCAAGGGCACAGGCAAGAAGGCCAAGTCTGTGCTGGTCACAGGCACCTGCACTACGGGAGCCTGCAAGCCATGAGCCTTGAGGACCTGGATGCCTACGTGTGGTCGCAGCTCTCCCCTCGCCGCTACGCCGCAGGCCGCCCGCTCGTGGCCCGGCTCACCAAGCGAGTGGTCCGCAAGTTCCCGCACCTGGTCATGAGCCAGACCCGGCCCGAGTCCTACGACATGGTGATGCACGAGATTGCCCGCAGTATCGAGCGAAGCGAACGGCAGAACTACGGCATGGGCATCATCCTCACGCTCGTGCTGTCGGCCCTGCTCTCCGAGATCGTCAAGGCCGTGCTCCGGTGGTGGCTGCAATCTGCCAGCCATCGGGCCGTGATGTTAGGGTGGCAAACGGAGATGCGACGATGACCGACGAAGTAAAAGGCACCCTGTTCGGGATTTTGGAGCGGTACGGGTTTGCGACCCTCGTTGCGTGCGCTCTGTTGTTCGTCGGCCGCCAAGACATCATCCTGCCAATGGTTGAGGCTCACCGGGACTTCCTGCGTGAAGTTGCTGAGACACAGAAAGAGATCGGCCAAGCCATCGCCGAGCAGACCCGCTTGCTCTATGCCTTACAACCGAAGTCAGCAGCCGCCCGCATGCCCGACACCGACGCGGCGAACTGACCGCACTACATCACCACAAGAGCGCACTTCCATGCCCATGTCGCCACGTTTGTTGAGGCCGCGAGCCGCTGGCGGTTTCAGCCCGAAGACGATAGCGGGCCTTCTTGGCTGGTGGGACTTCTCCGACACGGCGATGATGGGTCCGACATCCAGCGGCGTCGGCTCTGTCAGCAATAACGGCCCAGTGAAATACGTTGCCGACAAGAGCGGCAACGGCATCCACATGACGCAATCCGGTGCCGACAGCGCCGCCCCGACGCTTATCTCGTCAGGGCAGAACGGACGGGCGGTGCTGGGGTTTGATGGCGGTGATTCGCTGAACGCAAACTACACGATCACCCTGACGGGCGAAACTGTCTTTCAGGTGATTCGTATGGCGAGCGGCGCGACATCGTTTGCCAGAAGTTTTTCGCAGTCAGATTCCGGCGAAGACTTTTCAACTTCAGGGCATTACATACCGATTCTGAGGAACGTCACCCAGGCCGCAATCGCGTCTTTTGCTGGAGGCGCAAATGTCGGCGCACAGCTTGTAACAACAGGGAATATGGTTATCGCCAGTTCTCAGCACACCGGCAGCGTCATTTCAAACCGGATCAACGGAGGAACGGCCGCCACTTTTTCTAACGCGCTCAACAAGACGTTCACGCGGTTCGCCATTGGCAATGGCATTGGAGCAACGGCAAGTACGGCGTTCTGGCAGGATCGCATCTGCGAAACGGTTGTTTACAGCCGATCGCTTACTGATGCCGAGCGAGTGTCTGTGACTCGCTGGCTTGGCACAAAATGGGGAATCACGGTCGCCTAATGTGGAACTACCGCGTCGTTATCATCGTGCCCGCAGCATCCAAACCAGCCGCCGAGCAGGCTGCGCGTGCGATCAACAGCACTGGCCCCGATTACCAAGGCGAGGCGTTTACGGTTGCCCTGTCCGCTGACGGCTCGCAGCCCGCCACGCATCACGCTCTCTACACCAGCGCCACCGACCAGATGGTGACGGCAATGGCTACTGCCCTGCCAAGCCTCTCTGGCGTGCAGTTCTGGCGGCACGGCGTCGGCGGTGATCTCCAGGCGTCGAACGTCACAGAGCCGACGGGGCAGGCGTGGGGCTGGGCGGAGTCGCTTGCGGCCGCAGGGCTGGCGGTTGTGTCGCCCGCGATGTAATGACGCTCTTCACCTTATGTTGGGAACAACCGAGAAAGGCTCGGTAGTTCACGACGCTCTTGCACCAGAGTACGGTACGGTATTTCGGCCGGGATGGCTGGCAGCCAATAATCCAGAAATGGGATGCCTGTTACGGAACCTATGCCGAAAGAAAAACGGGCATAGGTTTGTGTCGGAATGGCATTGCGCGGCTGGGCCGCACGGGTAGAATCTGAGCCATGATCGCCACGCTCCGATTCAACCTGAGCGATCCCGATGACGCCCGCGAGCATCGCTACGCCCTCGCCGGGCGTGATGCGCTGATCGCCCTGGAGCAGATCGACCAGTGGGCGAGAGGCCGACTGAAGCACGGCCAGCCGTCAGCGGAGGCCACGCACGATCTGGAAGCGGTGCGGGCGATGATCCCGCACGACCTCGTAAACCTGTTGCACTGACATGGACGACTATTCCCGCTCAGGACAGCCCGACGCAAAACACGGCGATTGTCCCGAGCGGGTAATCGACAATATGATTCGGCACAACACGCCGCAGAGAGCCGTAGTAAAGGCTGCCGGTAGCAGGGATTCCATATGCAAGACACGCTAGTGCAAAGGCTCCGCGACCGGGCCTATTCGTTCAAAGCCACCGATCCACTGATGGAGGAGGCAGCAAACGAGATCGAACGGCTGCGGCAGGAACGCAACCACTGGATGGCTGCGGCGAGGGCTTTTGACGATCACCTCGCCACCATGCGGGTGATGATGATGGAGCATCCGACCGTCCGGTTCAGCGAACCGCGCTACTGAAATCAGAGAGGGACGCGATGGACGCCGAATGGGTTCCTGTGAGCGAGCGGCTTCCTGAAAAGGGCATCCGCGTCCTCGCATTTGTTGAGTGCCACCCACACGAACACTCGCACACCATTGGCGCACTCATGTTTAACGGGCGGTGGGTTTTTGACGAACAATACGACGATGCCGAGCAGCCGACACACTGGATGCCGTTGAGCGATCCGCCGGTGCGCTCTTGAGCGAAGGGACGGTCGTGAAGCGAGACGTTGTCGACGCGATCGAAAGCCTGCTTGCCCACCGCACGGAAGACCTCGGCTGCTACGAGTTCGTGCTTGAGGCGTGGATGGAGGAGGCAGCGAGTGAGATCAAGCGCCTGCGGTCTGAACGTCGCTGGATTCCCGTGAGCGAGCAACTGCCCCAGCGAGGCGAAATGGTCATCGTCGCGTTTCGTGGGCATTGGGGCGGCAAGCGGCAAGTCAGCGCCGAGGTCTTCTGGATTGACGACCGTGGCGGATGGACAGGCTGCGATTCAATGAAGGACGGAAAGCCGACCCATTGGATGCCGCTACCCGAGCCGCCCGCCTGAAGTGCGCTACAGGGAGGGGAGAGTCGGTGAAACAGAAGCAACTCCCGTTCATGCCGCCCGTCGCCGTGTGCAACCGATGCAACGAACGGAAGGCGACAAACGGCCCATGCCCCCGATGCGGCAACCCTGAGTTTCGCCTAGTTCGCGTCTCTTGAGGCCATTTGGAAACTGGACATCGCGCGTACATTCGCGCTATGGCCTTCACGATCCATCACGGCGACTGCCGCGAAGTCATGGCGACACTCGACGCCGAGAGCGTTGACGCCATCGTGTGCGACCCGCCCTACGGCTTGTCGTTCAT